TGATTGAAATAAAGGTAACTAAAACGCTCTATAATTTCCATAAAATAACGATGGTTTCACTAGTCACTCGAACCTTACTTATCAATGCGCGTGCTATGGCTTTTTGCTGCTCGTAGTCAAGTATGAGAACATCCTTGGTATCGAGTACCCGTTTAATATCTTTCTTGCGTTCTACGGTTTTACTAGAGCTGTCAGCGTCCAATTCTTTTTCGAGCGCCGACCTTTCTGCCATGAAGTCGCTTGAGCGTTTCTGTAATTCCTCTAGTGAAATTCTATCGTCGATATATAGATCATTAAGTCTGCTAATTTTAGCGGTTAGATTGTCAATCTGTTTCTGGTAGCTGTCACGGTCTATTGTCTCTTTATCCGTGTTTGAAAATAGCTTGTCGATATAGTCCGAATCGGTTTGCAACTTACTGATTTCGGTTAGGACGAAGTGCTCTATATCGTCTTTGAAGTAAAATCCAGAGTCGCATTTCTCATTGTTATTATAAACGGTCACGCCTTTGGTTTTTCGAGGGTGTCGTTGCTTACACTCATATTTGATTAAGCGAGTACCGTCTTTCCGTTTCATGCCTAACTTGATAGCAAGAGGAGCGGAACAATAGCCGCATTGAGCTATTCCAGAAAGCATGTATTTAGCTTGAAATGGTCTGGGATTGAATCGCTGGGCGGCTGTTCTTTGTCTTGTTTTGATTTCCTCTTGTGTCTTGTTAAAATCGTCCTCTGAGATAATGGCTTCATGAGTGCCAGGGAATATCTGGCCCTTAAATTGGTTATATCCACAATATACCGGGTTCGACAGGATAGCCCGCACTGTTCTATAGCTCCACTCTTTATCTTGCCCATATTGCTCATTGAGGGCGTCTCTGAGCTTGGTTATCGACATACCTGACAGATACCATTTGAACATTTTCCGGACGATTAGGGCTTGATATTGGTTGACCGAGAGCGTGCCAGTCTCTTTGATGTAATCATAGCCGTAAGATGTCTTTGACCACATCATGGACTTGCCGGACTTTGCCCGCCCCAGCTTGCCTAGCTGCATGCGCTCCTTAATTTGTTCTCTTTCAAGTTGTGCGAAGACACTCAATAAACCAATCATAGCCTTACCGAATGGCGTTGAGGTGTCGAAGTTTTCGAGCAAGCTGACAAATTCTATATTATTTTCCAGAAATACATCTTCAATCAGATAGAGCGTATCTTTCTGACTACGACTTAACCGGTCTAGCTTATACACTAAAACTGTATCAAACAGTTTTCTCTTTGCGTCTCTTATCAACTGTTCTAAGGCTGGGCGTTCCGTGTTAGAACCAGAGAAACCGCCGTCAGTGTATATGTCATAAATATTCCAGTCCTTAATCTCGCAGTAGCTTGTCAGTTTTGCCTTTTGCTCGTCGATAGAGTAGCCCTCATCAGCTTGCGATGTGGTCGATACTCGGACATAGATGGCAACTTTATGCATAGTCATTGTATTTGTACCTCGTTTTTGATAAAATGGGTACAGAAAAGGACATGTAAAGCTGTTTCCAGTTTACATTTCTCTTTCTGTGGTGCTAGCTCTACACTCTAAGTTTGGCGACGGTGAGTGTAGGGCTTTTTTATTGTCTTATTTAACTTTAACTTCCATTGTTCCGTTAAGTTTTTGGCTAGCTAGTGCATTACCATCATCCGTTTTAATGTGAAACATCGGATATCGCTCATAATTTACATTGTTGATTGCAGCCCAGACGTTGAAGGCTTCATGCTCTTTGGCAAGCATGCCATCAGCGAAATTCTGCAAGTCAGCTTTGCTATAAGTTTTATATTCGTTAGGCACAGTCATATATAAAATTGTGTCACGGTTATAGAAACTGTATTGACTGATATCTATACCTTTTTCCGTTAGATCCTGCTTGAAGTAGTCAATAAAGCTACCCATTTGACCCTCGGTAATATCTTTTAGTTTATCTTCCGATGAGCTTGGTTCTGAGCTTGATTCTTTCGGAGTCGCTTCCTCACTCTTTGAACTTGACGCTTTGGCGCTGCTAGACGGCTTACTAGCTTTAGGTTTCGTCTTTGAAGAAGACGAAGCTGTTTGAACTGTCTTGACTGGTTCTGTTTCCGTTTTTGGTGCAAGTCCAGTTATTTCAAAAACTTTCCCAAGTACAGCCAAGCAGACAAGCACAATAACCCATTTTTGCCAGCGTTTCAAATTCTTCCATTTACTCAACATTTTTCAATCTCCTTTAGTTTTAGATATTCGTCCTTTACAAATGTCTCATCACAAATTGTGGTGAGATTATATTTTTTCATAAAACGTACATAGTTAAAATCATCCAAGGATTCATTTTTGAGCAATCCACGGATCATGTCTCTGTTAGCTTGAGCTTCGTATTTCTCACGCAAACGCTCATAGTCTTTAGAGTTCTGCTCTAGGTGCCCCAATTCATGTAAAATGACCTTCAAACGTATTTCTGGGTCTAAATCCTTATTGATATAAACCACCCTGTTTATAGGGTCAAGAAAGCCATTTCTGGACCACTGACTAGAATCAAACTCACAAAGAGACACGTTGAACTGCTCAAGCAATTCATTTTCAGTCATAGCACCTCAATTCTTTTTACTGCTCATATAGCCCGCAATAATGCCACGGATAGCCCGCTTATCATCCTCTGTCAGCGGTTTACCGTCGAACATCATAGCGTTTTCTATAATGTTATCGATGTCGGTTGAAGCAGTATCTGTCGGGCTAGGTGTTACATTCAAAAATTGTTCCGTTGTCAAACCTAGAGCACTAGCGAAATCATCCGCTTTATTCAGCGGGAACACCCGACTGCCAGAAAGATATCTTGATAAAGTCGATTTTGAAACCCCCGCTTTTGCAGCTAATTCAGACATCGACATAGAACTATTATCTAAATAGCTTTTTATTAGTGAAATAATTTCCTCGTTGTTTCTCATGCGCTTTTTCCTTTTACTTAATAGTAAGAATATTATACAACAGTTCCCGAAAATAAACAAGGTGTTCCCAGAAATAAACTTTTTTCATATTTTTTTTATTTTATCGTTGACAAATGGGAACGCGTTAGGTATACTATAATTGTTCTAAGGAACAAGTAATGAAAACTAAATAAACGGAGGTAATCTATGAAAGTTGATTTGCTTCGTGTGAGAGCTGAACGAGTAGCGAAAGGTTATACTCAAGCGAAAATGGCTGAACTAATGGGTTTAGCTCGCGATCAGTATAATAAGAGAGAGAATGGGAAAATCTCATTTTCCGCTGACGAACTTATCACACTTGCCGGCTTACTAGGGTACAGTAAGGATGAAATCGGTATTTTTTTTAAACAAACTGTTCCCGAAACGCAACAATAACATTAAAGAAAAAGCAACCACAAAACTTTTAGTTAACCCAAAGTTAAATAAAAATAATGCAGTTGCAATCGACACCTTGACGGCACTAGTGAGCTAGCGGGGCAAATCTGTTGAAGCGTAAGCAATACCATTAGCGCGATTTGATTTATAAGAACTCCTAAAAATAAAATCCAAAAGTCCTCGCTAGTTCTCCAGTGTCGTTAAGGTAACAAAAAAGGCTGACCCCTGCCAGAGTCAGCCGCTAAGATATTGAAATCAAGGTAATTATATCATGAAAAAACGAAAATGGGAACCGCTCATAATCAACATTATGGCGGACGGTTCCAGAGTTGATGATCTAACTAAGCACACGATACCAGCAGGGCATAGCTACTACGATATCGTGGAAAGTATCTATCAGAAAGGAGCCTAGGTCATGGGATATGAAGTATATCCAACGAAACATAGACAGCAACTATACTCAAATGAATAACCACTCAGTCCAAAATGCTGAACTGAGCTTACAAGCTAAAGGCTTGTTATTGGTGATAATGTCCAATAAAGACGATTGGAGGCCTTACATTGAGGAGCTTTCCAATCGTTCAAAAAACGGGAGGGACGCACACCGGACAGCCTTTGAAGAATTAAAAGAAGCTGGTTACATCCGCATCTATCGGAAAAGCTTGGGACGTGGCAAGGGTGTTCAAACCTACCCACTTGTCCAAGATATACCGATTACAGATAGTTATTGGAGTTATTGGGTTAGTCGGATTGAAAAAGAGTTATCAACAGAAGTTGTGGATAACTAAATTACAACTTACTGACTTTACGTAAGTTGAAAAGTTCAAAAGTTGAAAAGTTCAAAAGTTGAAAAGTTCAAAAGTTGAAGAACCCGACACTAATAATAACTAATAAATAATAAAGACTAAGTAATAATAATATGGCGTTGCCACGCACCAACTAATAACAATATGGTGCTGCCGCACACCAAGGAATAATAACTACTAACTGATAACAATACAGTAGTAGTTATAAGAATAAGAGAGGTAAACAAAATGGCTAAATTTGAATATAAAAAAATCCAGACAGTTCTTGGGAACAACTGGCACGTAGTAGTGGAGGATGACTGGTTGTTCTACCCATGCGGTGAAGATTTGGACGAAGTCAAAGCATTTGCAGAGGCTTACAAAGATGAGCTTATCAATAAACGCCATAGCAAAGAAAATCTTGGTCTTGCTTTCCATATCTGTGGATATAACGGAGACGCTCAAAACCGTTTACGTGACAAATGGGCTGAGCGTGGTGTCCATGTATTTTAATCAAGAAGGAGAAACAACAATGAAAATTTTTTACTGGATTTGGTCTAAAAAACAAGAGGTAGAGGTTTTCGAAGCGAAACCATACCGCATGATTGATGAAAAGGTCAGAGAATTCAACGCTGACCACGGATTGCCATTAGATCAGTTAGTGGGGTGATGATTTGAAAAAACTACTAGAAAAGCTATTCAAAAAGAAACCCAAGCAGCAAGAGCCATTCTTTGAGTGGGTTGAAACACCCGAAGAAAAACAAGAACGCCTCAAGCAGAAATATAGCAAATAGCATAACTTTTCAATCCGTAGCCACGGCTCACCGTGGAGTGTAACTTATACCTTTCCCCAAATATATAAACTTTACCCACATATTCACACATACCTTTCTAAAAAAACATTGAAAAACATGAAACGGTGGGCTATGGGTGCGGATTGAAGCACTAAAAAAGCACAGGTAAGGGCCTGTGCAAGAAAATTATACCAAGGAGATTATATCATGTTTACACAACAAATTGCAAAACCAGGATTCACTGTATCTAAAGCCTACGGGCTTTGTGGAACATTGGCGCTTGCTATCGCTCTATTGATTGGAGCTGGTGCAGTGTCAGCGGACGAAGTAGCGCAACCAGTGGCGGACACTCAGCTAGCCGTGTCTAACGTCTATACGGCTGATAATGCCGGAAACGTGACGGTGGCACCTAGCGAAACAGTGGCACCAGTAGAAACACCAGCGGTTGCAGCTGAAACAGCTCCAGTAGAAGCGCAACCTATTGCTGAATCTCCAGCAACAGCTACAGAAGTAGCTCAACCAGTCGAAGCAGCGCCTACAACGGTTACTAAACAAGACACTACGATCAACGTTGAAAACCCTAACGTTGAGGTGACATTCCCTAACGGAACCGGTAAATATAGCCCATTCGAAGTGGAATACAAAGATATTCACATTCCGGATGATGTGCCGGTTAACGAGGGTGACAAAGTAACCTTTGACCTACCTGAAGAAGTGAAATTCCAAACCTCTTATGAGTTTGATGTACACAATCCTGAAAAAGCAGTGGTTGGTAAAGCTACGGCAGATGCCAACACTAACAAAGTGACTACAGTATTCAATGACTATTTCAAGACTCACCCTCTAAATAAGAGCATGAGCCTAAAACTAGATGCAACTTGGACAGATAAGGTTGTAGCAGGTAAGCCTGTTAAAGTTAACTTTAACGGTACGGTTGTGACTGCTAATGTAGGGGCAGAGCAAGTAATTGGCAAAGATGAATTGATTGCAAAATGGGGATCACAAGACAAAGACGACCCTACTGTGATTAACTGGACAGCACGAGTTAACTATGCCAAGAAAGTACTTAACTACGTGACAATCATTGACGAAATGAGCGAAAACCAAAAGTTGGTCGACAACTACTTTGAAATCAAAAACATTGAAAGTCTAGACCCTTGGGTAGACAAAGGTTCGGCTATGGACTTAGTTAAGTCTATTTCAAAATCTGAGCATGGATTTGAAATCAAAATGGACCGTTTAGACAAAATGGTCTATCTATACTACAAGACTAAACTTGTAAATGCTGTTAAGAACTCAACTAACCCTACTAACAAGATTGAATTGAAAGCTGAATCGGACGGCGCTGTTTCATATATGAAGATCCAACTCGTGGGTGGCCGAGGCGACGCAAGCGGTGAAAACAAAACGGAACCAACTTTCGAGGTGCCAAATTACGCACCTAAAGTTGACATCCCCGAATTTGAGGGCGGCATCCCTGGTATTCCAGAGGTACGTGAGTTGCCTGAGTATACAGAACCGATTGGTACGGTTCCTAACGAAGCTCCTAAATACGAAAAACCTGAGTTTCAAGGTGGCATTCCGGGAATTCCAGAAGTGCGAGAACTTCCACCGTTTGAAGGCGGGGTGGTTCCAAACGATGCGCCTATCTTGGACTTGCCAGAATTGCATATCCCAGAGGAACCAACACCAGAAAAACCTAGCACACCTAAAGAGGTGCCTAACAAGCCCGTAGACGCTCCGAAAACTAAAGAGGTCGTCTATAAACTCGATTCTGAGCCAAAAGAGGCGGTAAATACACCTACTTACAGCGCTACTTTGCCAAACACTGGCGAAAAAGAAGGCATCATGTCAACTCTTGGGCTTGTGGTAATTACAGCAGGTATCGCAGGTTTGACATTGAGTTTCAAGAAGTACAACGAAGGTGAGGAAGAATAATCATGAAAGAAAATAACAAACAAGTCGTATTTTACAGCGCAGAAAAAGATGGATTTCTTAAAAGTTACAAGGACAAAGGAACTCTAGCGTTTACAGCAGTTTTTGACGACTGTCTTTGGAAAGCACTACAGTTACCGATTGAGTTTTACGAAAAACAAAAAAACAATCTCGACAAGCTCGCTGAAGCGTTTGACTGTGAAGTGCTTATCGTAGAAGCCGAATACAATGTAACTAAATTTGACGGCTATGACTTCGAACGTACAGAGCATGAAGGATCCTTGAAGGATGGAATCGAAGCGCTTATGGAATTATTTGCTAATAAATAAATAAAGCAGTGGTGGGAGGGTAGGCATTAAATATGGAACAAGAAACGTATGAAGTCGAAAGCCGCTGGCGAAACAAGTACATGAATTTAGGTCGTGAGCTTGGCGAGATTATCAATAGTCAGCAAGACAGAATCTTGTCGCTAGCTCACGAAAACGCAAAACTTAAAAAAGAGCTTTGGAACCTAAAAAAGGCAAATGGTAGGACAATATGGAAAACATGACATTCACGGAGCTGCAGCAAAGAATGCAGCTTGAAAAAAAGCAAGAGCGGAACGCTAAGTACGCATCACGGCACGCCGAGGACATTTACAACACATTCAAGAGTTTGAAATCTAACTGGAGCGTCGTTGTCAATTATGAATTGGTCGAGTTTGCAAACAAGACCTTTGTCAAAGCCATTGCAACGGCATCTAACCGAGAGGAGAAAGAGCAAGCGGTGGCATTTGCAGAGCTTTCTCCAGTGCCGATTTTAAAAACTCGTAACGGCGACTTAAAACAAATGACCGAGCCGCAGTGGACAGGAGCGGTACAGTCATACGCCGGTAAATATGCTTTGCAGTCGTTGTTTGCGATCGGCGACCAGGATGTGGATCATTTTGAAGTGTCAGATGATAGTTTGCGTCAAAACCAAACTCACAACCCCCAACCACATCAAAACCAGCAACCGCAACAAGTACGCTACGAGTCAAGAAGCAATCAACAGCCTAACTTTATCAGTGATGAACAACGTGGCCAGATTTTAGGGAAAGTAAATGAGCTAGCTCTAATTACTGGGCAATCAGTTGAAACAGTGGGCAGTTACTATTTGAAGAAGTACAAGCTCAATGACTTCCATGAGTTGCTGGTACCGGGATTCGAAGTGGTGATCAATGACATTCAAACACAAATTAACAACCGAAAGGGATAAAACATGAAGGACGTAACAAATAACTTTTTAGAAACAATCGAGCCGGTATATACACCGGGGAAAATCAGCTTTGACTTTGAAGCATTTGACAAAGCCATCCAAACGGCAGTCAGCGAGCTTTCAGACGAACAGTTAGATAATCTGGAATACGACGATATTAAGAAAGAAATCACACGCTACAAAGGTCTTTACGACAAATTAGAAACGAAACGTAAAGATATTGCTAAAGTCTACAAAAACCCCTTAACTGAGTTTGAAGGGGATTTGAAGAAGTCGTGCAACCCGCTAAAAGGAATTATCAACAAGTTACGGGCCAAACGAGACGAGATTGACGAACACCAAAAAATGCTACGAGTTGACCACGTTAGGTCAGTATTTGAGGAAAAGTGCGATCTTGCCGGACTGGATAAGGACACATTCAAGGGCAAGTACGGCGGCTATTCTTTGAAGAAGTATTTCAAAGACAAGAAGATGGAACTCAAAAAAGAAACCATCGAAGAAATCGACGCTTTGGTTTTGGCCGAGTATGACCGTCTTGAGGAATACAAGGCTAACACTGCCATGGTTGAAGAACAAGCCCTTGACTATGAGTTGCCAGCGGAACTGTACATCAAATTATTGCAAATTGGTACACCTTTAGTTGAAGTTATCAAGCAAATGAAAAAAGACCGTGATGCAGCTATTGAACGCAAACAACAAGCTGAAGCCAAACAAAAAGCGGAAGCGGCACGCCTAGCAGAAATTGAAGCAATGGCCAAACAGTCAGCGAACGAGGAAATCAAGGCGGTAAATGCTGAAACCGGCGAGGTTATCGAAGACGCTAAACCAATCGAGGAAGTGCCTAGCAAGCCCGTCGAGCCGTACAAGGTCAATCTTGCTCTTACATTCCACGGCGGTGAGAATCAATGGCATCAATTTGCTAAGCTGCTTGATGATAACTTTGTAAACTACGAAATCTTAGGAGAAAATCAATGATCAATTCGACCGTTCTAGTTGGTCGCCTAACCCGTGACCCAGAACTAAAATACACGACCAGTAACATCGCAGTAGCTACATTCAGTCTAGCCGTTAACCGTAACTTTAAAGATGCTAACGGCGAGCGTGAAGCTGACTTTATCAACTGTGTTATCTGGCGTCAGCAAGCTGAGAATTTGGCTAACTGGGCTAAAAAGGGAGCATTGATTGGCATTACTGGACGCATTCAGACCCGTAGCTACGAGAATCAACAAGGTCAACGCGTCTATGTGACTGAGGTTGTCGTTGAAAACTTCCAAATGTTGGAAAGCCGTGCAGCGCGTGAAGGGAGTAACGCAAGTCAAGGCAATACATCGGGAGCATTTGGCAATGACAACGGCTATGCAGGGCCTTACGGTCAACAAGCACCGCAACAGCAAGGGCCAAATTTTGTGAGAGAAAGCAGCCCATTCGGTCCATTCGGGGGCAGCAACCCTATGGACATCAGTGATGATGATTTGCCGTTCTGAGGTTGAAGCATGAAAATGACTTTAAATATCGAACCAAAACCGCAAACAAGGCCACGATTTAGCAAGTTTGGAACTTATGAAGACCCAAAAATGAAAGCGTGGCGCCGTCAATGCTCTCAACTTATCGAGCAAGAATACGATGGGCAATTCTTTGACGGCCCGATTATGGTCGATGTCACATTCTACATGAAAGCTCCGCTGAACGTATCAAAAAAGCCTACACCAAAGGCTAGAGCTAAAACGTGGGACAGATTCAAGAAATTCACAGCTGAAAGACTTTGGCATGCTAAAAAACCCGACGTTGACAATCTGGTAAAAGCACTCTTTGACAGCATTTCAAATGCTGGTTACAACAAAGTGGATAAGAAAGGGATTGTTTGGACGGATGACAGTATTGTTTGTGGTTTAATAGCTCGCAAGAAGTACAGTCCTAACCCACGCATTGAATTAGAAATCAAGGAGCTCGGATGAATAGCAGATATAAAGACAAGCTAGTCGGTGTATACGCTCCGGGCAATTACGATCACACTAGCGTACTAGGCCAAACACAAGAGTTTTCGAGATGGTTTTGGGCTAACCGTAAGGACATGGAGCTTATCAGCGTTAAGTTAGGTATCGACGTAAAAAAGCTAAATCGTATACTGACACTAGAGCAGTTACCGGATCAGGCATTACTAACGAGGATGATGGAATTATGCGAAAAGTAAAATTTTTTAGCAAACTATATGACTGTGACTCACTGGATAAAGAGATCAATGAGTGGATAGAAGATAATAACATGGAATTGAAAGATGTCAAACTAACCGTCGATTGGGAAGACGGAAGCGATTATGTGAAGTACACTGCCACTGTAATCTATATATAAAAAAGAGAGGGTTGAATTATGACAAAAATCAGATTACAAAATCCATACATGGATGAAACCATCAAGGTGAAAGAAGATCGCAAACGTATTCTGGACATGTTGGAATGGCTCGAAGTAGGCAATATACAATGTCTTCAGTTGCAGCAGATTGAGCCAGAAAAAAGGGTGATTACTATTAGCCCTAAGAACTTTGCGAAGATTGATTATTACGAAGAGGAAGCAGAAGATGAAATATAAAGTTATCGTATATTACGACAACATGCCAGATAGTGAGCATATTTTCAATAACAAGAACGACGCTATAAACGAGATGCACAGATTGGGATTGAAATATCGCAATTCTAGGATGTATTCGGTGGAAATGGAAGAGGTGGAAGCATGAACAAATTAAGTAAAATGGCAATTATTGCTGTAAGTGGTTTATTATTTTTAACTGGTTGTACAGAAGCAAATAGAGTATCTGAAAATTTATCTCAAGAATCGGATAACTTTAATGTTGTTCGTAAAGTAACGGTTATTGATGCTATTACAAATGACGTAATGTTCCAAATGAGCGGTAGGATGTCCATCAAGGCTGATACTCATGATAAACAACTTGAAATTGTTGTAGAAAATGGTAAGAACAAATATCAAAAACATATTATCGGTTTGTCAGATAATGTCTCTTATGTAGTAGAAGATGTTGAAGTACCGAATGTTTCAAAATACAAATATGAGATCAATTACAACCCTAAAATGTGGGTGCCTGCAAAACTTAAAAATGTCGATTAATGGAGTAAGTAGAATGACTAGAGATGAAGCAGTACAGAAGCTAGCAAAGGTAGCACGCATTTCGTTAGCTTACGCGGAAGACTTATATGATTCATTCTTCCATAAGCCAGTAATTCCCTACTATATTGCAGATTATCTTGAAAAGGTGAAGAGTGAGGGTGATCTTACAGTGGTAGGAGCTGTAAACGAAGCACCAGAAGGACGAGTTGGTGATTGGTTGACTTTAGAGAGAGTTAATGTTTTTGCAACGGCATGGGTTAACGGGTATACGGTCGAGGACGAGCCTAGGTATACAGTTGAAATTAAAGGGATTGACGATGAGTACAGTTTTTTGAACTATAGTACATCTCTTAACGCTTGGTCTTTTAACGACGATGAAGGCACGAAGTATATAAGGGTAACCCACACCCGCAAAGAGCTTGAAAATGCTAATTTCGGATGGGTGTTTGATTGTCCGGGCATGGAAGTGAAAGAGGTGAAATAGGTGAATTTATTAGAATTAAAAAAAGCAGAAAAGATTAGACGGCAGATTGTGGAATTAGAAAGATTTATCAGCTATAAACCGTCATTTTTTGACACAATTTTTATTACAAGAAAGCCAAAATTCACGCTGGGAATTAAACGGAGTTTCCTTTTTGGCGAACAAACTATGGAAATAACATCAGAAAATTTATCGGACGCAATCAAAGATGTATTGAAACAAACGGTCAAAAATTTAAAGACACAATTAGTAGATTTAGGTATTGAGGCTGATGAGGTGGAATAGATGGCTAAGTTTATCGAAGTTGAAACGTATTTTCAAGGACATTCCCATATTGAAATTTTGAATATAGACGACATCGGGCATATAAGTGTTGGGCCAAACCTTATCCTTTTGAAAACTCCATACGCAGACGGCTCAAACATGGCAAGAGTATCGTCTGAAACTATCGAGAAATTAGAAAAACTTTTAGAAGTGGTAGAGGTGTAGTAATGGCCAAATTTATCGAAGTAAAACCTTTTAATTTCGGTGGCGAGAAACATAGAATTCTGATTAACGTTGAAAAAATCGACTATATCCAAGAGCTAGAAGGAGGCGTGACATCGATACATCTATCGGATGTACCTCTAGACTATTTTGGCAAGAAGGATTTATTCCCCAAATCTCTGCATGTAGCAACGCCGTATGTAATTGTATGGGACGACATAATGAAAGAAGCAATTAAAAATGAACAGACTTAAACAATTAAGGGAATTAAAGGGGATGACTCAACAAGAGTTGGCTGATTTGGTTGGAGTTACCAAGGGGGCGGTTATCCACTGGGAAAAATACGGTTTTAGTAGCGCAGATAAACTCCAAAAGTTAGCCGGTACTTTCGGTGTATCTATTTCATATCTGCTAGATTACGATACTGATAACACATTTTCAGAACTAATTACTAAAGTCAACGAATGGGCTATCAGTCACGGGCTAGATAAAGGGAACCCCAAAACTCAATGGATGAAGGTAACGGAAGAAGTGGGCGAGATTAGAGATGTATTTCTGAGACCGTCTGATTTTGAAAACCCAGAATGGTCGCTAAAAGACGCTATAGGGGACTCGATTGTGACGCTGATTGTTCTATGCTTGCAGCTAGGATACGACGTGGAAGAGTGCCTCACGATCGCTTATAACGACATTAAGGACAGAAAAGGAGTGATAATTGATGACAACTTTGTCAAGGAAACCAAAAAGAGATAACCAACTAGGCATAGCTACTGCACTACTGGTTATCTCCCTAGCCATCAACGTTGGTACAGTTGCTAACGTAGTTAATCGACCAGTAGAAGCTATCGTGGTGCATAAGGCTGACAACGCCACTGTGCTGCACGGGAAGATTACCGGCAAGGAAATGGTAGGCAAGTTATACACGCTCGATTGCGGCGCTTACGGGAAATTCCTAGTGAGTAAGGAGCAATACGATAGCGTGCAAGTTGGGGATGATATCCCTAGCTATTTGAAAGGGAGAGGACAATGATACCAAGATATAGAGCATGGGATAAAATTCATGAAACTATGTATGAAGTGGATGATATTGTGTCTATCGACATCGAAAAAAAGCAAATTTACTGTAAAACACCTTTTTCTGAACAATTAAATTGCTACAGCTTCAGATGCATCGACCTTATGCAGTCAACTGGTTTCGTTGACAAAGATGGCAAGGATATCTTCAGAGGGGACATCGTTACATCAAGAAATGGCTTATTTAAAGGGGTTATTAGCCTTAGACAAGACTTAGGGTTTTATGTCGTTAATCTCATTGGATACAAAAACTTTGAGCGCTTGTGCAACGTTGCTGATTCGACACGAATCATTGGGAACATCTACGAAAACCCAGAACTGCTAAAGGTAGACTAATGAATAAACGACAATTAAAAAAATCAGTAATGAGAAACGTCTCAAAACTTTATGATGTGGCTTTCGAGCGAGAGCGTTTTAGGAGAGATGTAGCTATTATTTGTGGTAGAGGTCCAAGGAACAAAAGAGCGCTTACGACAATGGTAGTTAAAAGAACTGCGTGCGAACTTGCTCCATACGAAGCTATCGGAATAACATTGGAGGGATATATCGTTGACCGCAAAGTGATAGAGGATCGCCACCCATGAGTAAAACCTACAAATATTCCGGATTGACAGAGGAATTATATCAACGGCTGGTCAGTGAACATGCGGCGCTGAGAGAGACGTACAAAAAAGGCTCTTATAAACAGCATTTTCAAGAGGTGCTACAGTGCAGTGAAGTACAAGCTCGCATCATTTACCAAGCGTTTAATAGTGCAGTCGTTGAGCGTGCGAGAATATCGCCAGCAACAGTCGACAGGTTAGAAGGCATCATTTCTGATGAACTATTCGACGACCTCCAAGATTATCTGTCTACTAATTACACAAGAGGTAAAACCACGCGCCCAGTGTTGGATAAAGCCAACGCAGGACTGCCAGAACACTTATTTAAACGGTTCCAGGAAGAAGTGGAAGAACTACGCAAGGAGCACCCAAACAATCTAAACAACTACATTAGAGAGGTTAAGGGCTACGACCAGAAAAATGCTAACAGAACCCAAAATGCCCTCAATCTGTGCTATGCGGAAAAAGCCGCCCTAACACCGTTGAAGGCTGTCCAAATGGAAGGAATGCTATCAAGAGAGCTGTTCAGCGAAATTATTGATTTTGTCTTCAATAACTACGAGTGGAGTGAGAGATTGGACAATGAAGTTGATCGCATCATTCTTAAATATAGAACTAAGGGCAAGATAGGTCGTGATAAAGCAACGGTTAGAAAAGCCCTATATACAGCCTATGCACTAGGCGTGTAGCTAGAACGGTTTACGAGGGTTCGACTCCCTTGCTAGCTATTACCAGTAAATAAGAAATTAGAATCGAGGAGCCTTTTTTATTTCGTTCACTAATCTAAAGCGTCTTACTGGTGGCGTGATTATTCAAGGCTTTATGCCTGCAAAAAGATATAGGTCAGAAATCTCCATAATTCATCCAACTTAATTCTTGTATTATTTCAAAAAAAGGAGGAAAACCTCCAAAATGATTTCACTATATCTAGGCTGGAATGGTTACTCAAGGGGTTCGATTCCTCTTGCCAGTCATTGTCTGTCATCACTAAAAATAAAAAATGAAGCTAAAAAATAAATATAGATTTTTAGTGGCTTGGACACTTTTTAACACTTTTTTAACACCGGACAAGCTGACAGACCTTGTCCAAACAAAAACCCAGCAAATTTTAAGAAAAAAGGATGTGAAACACCCTCTTTCTTATTGATATCGCATTACAAATTAAAAAGCCGAAGACCTTGCTGGTGCCTTTGGCTAGAAAGGAGGTAGCACCAAGGCTCACAAACTCAATCTTTTCATATCTCTTAATAACGAGCCGAAGAAAATAAAAAAGACCGACACAATGGCCGGCACCCTTTGAACACGATACAACTATTATACTACACAAGAGGGGTGCCATGACAAGTATTAACCTATTTGCGGAAGTAAATAAAACCGCAACAAAAAAGAAAGCTATAAAGATACTAAGAAGGTATCGCATGTTAACACGAATTGCGGGCTTGGAATACGCCCCGAAAGTGACAGCTTCATTCTCTTTAGAGCCCAAAACTTTCAGCAACACACCTAGCAGTCAAACAGAAAGCATAGTGACACGTAAGGTTGCAGCAGAGCAGGATTTACAAGCCATTACAAGAGCTATCAATGCATTATCTGACAGGCATTACAGCCAGATCTTGATAGAATGCTACTGCAGAAATCGAAAGCAGTATAACATTGAAGTCTACATGGACTTAGGATACTCTGAAAGCGAATATTACCGCATGAGAGAACAAGCAATTTTGGAATTTGCCGAGAATTATAAAAACGGTGAATGTCTAGTGTTTCTGGGAGATTCTAGCGAAGAATAAGCAAGGCTAGAGCTGTTTTTAGGCGATATAATGATAGTATTGATAAATATAGCGACATACCTTGAAAGAGGGTGATTGCGTTGAAATAACATGAATAAAAAAGAGGCTTATAAATCGCTTTGATTACAAAGTGGGACTTAATAACTATTAAGTCTCTTTTTTTACGCTGAGAGGAGAATATGCAAATCTATGATAAGCCGTTAGGGTGGCTAACCCCTTACGAAAACAACCCAAGAAATAACGATGAAGCAGTTGGGCCGGTTGCTAATTCCATCAGTGAATTTGGTTTTAAGGTGCCAATCGTGGCAACGTCAGACGGTGAGATCATCAATGGACACACGCGCTGGAAGGCTGCTAAAAAACTAAAACTTAAAACAGTTCCAGTTATCATCGCAGACGATTTGACAGAAGAACAAGTCAGGGCGTTTAGATTAGCAGACAATAAAGTGGCAGAGATTGCTCAGTGGGATATTGAGTTATTGCTGGATGAAATCGAGAACATTAACAACGTGGATATGGGGCTTTTTGGTTTTACCGACAGCGACTACACTCTGGATGATTTTGACGATGAAGATGGGGATTCGGATGCGCTCTCTGAAGAAGAAAGCGAAAGCGAAGATGCTCAATCGTCCTCTGTAGAGTATGGGGATATTTACCAACTAGGCCGACATCGCTTGATGTGTGGAGATAGCACCTCTGCAGGCGACATGAAGGAACTTATCGACGGTGAAAAAATAGACCTCTATGTTACTGACCCGCCCTATAACGTAGCGTATGAAGGGGGGACTGAGGAAGCCATGACGATTATGAATGACAGCATGGATGACGCCAGTTTCCGCCAATTCCTACGTGATGCGTTTTCGGTAGCTGACCAACACTTAAAACCAGGGGGAGCATTCTATATCTGGCACGCAGACAGTGAAGGGTTAAACTTTAGAGCTGCTGTCAAGGAGACGGGATGGTTGCTGAAGCAGAATCTTATTTGGGTTAAGAATAGCATTGTTTTAGGACGGCAAGATTACCAATGGAAACATGAACCGTGTCTTTATGGATGGAAAGAAGGAGCGTCTCACTATTTTGTTGACAACCGTGCCTTGTCGACAGTTATCGAAGAAGATGAAGACAATCTAAAGGAAATGACTAAAGGCGAGTTGATTTCTTATATCAAAACAATGCAAGAAAACAGCCCGACGACTATTTTCTACGAAGATAAGCCAGTTAGAAGTGACATTCATCCAACCATGAAACCATTGAAGTTGATTGCTAGATGTGTTCTCAATTCTAGTAAAAAAGGAGAGCGCGTGCTCGATAGCTTTAATGGTGGAGGTTCGACGCTTATGGTTTGTGAAAAGACCGAGCGCATTTACTACGGGATGGAACTAGACCCGATATATGTTGAACGGACCATCAAGCGCTGGGAAGAAGAAACTGGACTGAAAGCTGAAAAGATAAACTAAAACGACAGGAAGTGAGGCGATGGCTAATGAACAAAACCTAAGAGTGCCAAGCTCGGAGGAAGCGCGAGAATTAGGGAGAAAAGGTGGTATAGCTTCAGGTAAGGCTAGACGAAGAAAAGCGGACCTAAAAAGGGCTTTTAACACCATTCTAAAAGCAGACGTAGCGAATGAAAACATATCAAAGCAACTTGAAGCGTTGGGGTTTGAAGCTACGAATGAAATGGCGTTAGCTATGATCATGATGCAGAAAGCCATGAAGGGTAATGTCAAGGCATTTGAACAGATAGCCAGACTGGTCGCCATCGATACCAAGGACAGCTTGGACCGCAAGGAACAACGAGAGCGCATTGTTTCAATTCAACTTGAAAACGAAAGAAGAAGAGAACAACTTGAAAACAACGGCATAGAAGGCACTATGAACGTCAACATCATTAATGCATGGGAGGATATCCCTAATGACGACGATTGATATTCAGAAAAATGTAAACCCCAATTTCAAGGCGGTTTGGCAGTCTCAAAAGCCTTACAACGTCTTAAAAGGTGGGCGGAACTCTTTTAAATCGTCTGTAATCGTTCTTAAGCTGGTCTACATGATGATTAAGTACATTATGAAAGGCGAAAAAGCTAATGTAGTTGTCATTCGTAAGGTGGCCAGAACAATCCGTGACAGTGTGTTTAATAAGGTACTGTGGGCCATTAGTATGTTTGGTCTGGACAGTCATTTCAGAGCCACTGTGAGCCCGTTTAAGATAGTTCACAAGCGGACTGGCTCGACTTTCTACTTCTATGGGCAAGACGACTTCCAGAAACTGAAATCAAATGACATTGGAAATATCATTGCCGTTTGGTACGAGGAAGCAGCTGAGTTTGACAGCGCTGAGGACTTCGACCAATCAAACGTCACTTTCATGCGTCAAAAACATGAGAAAGCCCCGTTTGTGCAATTCTTTTGGTCGTATAACCCGCCCAGGAACCCATATAGTTGGATAAACGAGTGGTTTGAGGACATCAAGACTAATGATAACTATCTAGCGCATTCAAGCACCTATCTGGACGATAAGTTAGGTTTCGTGACTGAGCAAATGCTTGAGGATATCGAACGCATTAAACAGAATGATTACGACTATTACCGCTACTTATATTTAGGTGAAGCGGTTGGTCTGGGCAATCAGGTCTATAACATGAGCACATTCCATGCTATCGATAGTTTACCGACGGACGATAGACTTATCGGGATATCATTCGCAATGGATACCGGACACCAACAATCAGCTACAGCTTGCGGTGCTTATGGATTGACTGCCAAAGGCAACGTGATATTGCTTGATACATTCTATTACAGCCCCGCTGGTCAAGTAGTTAAAAAGGCACCGAGTGAGTTGACTGTAATGATCAGCAACTTCATCGACAAGGTACTCAAACAGTACCGAGTGCCAAAACTGAGAATGACAATCGATAGCGCCGAGGGTGCTTTGAGAAACCAATACTTTAAGGATTTTGGCGAGCGGTGGCATCCAGTTGCTAAGAAGAAGAATCAGACCATGATAGATATGGTTATCAGTCTATTAGCTGAGGGGCGCTTCTACTACCTCGACATACCAGATAACAAGATATTCTATGAGGAACACAAGATGTATCGATACGATGAGAAGACGATACATTCTGACGATCCAAAAGTAATCAAAGAGGATGACCACACAGTCGATGAATTTAAATATTTCGTGTTAGATAATGCCAGGGACTTAGGTCTCAAAGCATAGGAGAAGAAAAAAATGGGAATCATACAGACCATTAAGGACTTATTCAAAAGGAGTAATTATGTGATGACTAACCAAAGTCTAAACAGTATCACCGACCACCCTAAAATAGCTATCTCACCCGAAGAATACAACCGTATCATGGATAATCTCAGATACTTTGCTGGGGCGTTTGACCGTGTGAGCTATCGAGACAGCAATGGAACAGATTTAAAACGTGATTTTAACCACTTGCCCGTTGGACGTACAGCGTCTAAGAAGGTAGCCAGTCTCGTATTCAACGAACAAGCTAAGATTCAAGTGGATAATGAGACGGCTAACGATTTCATTAATGAAACACTGAAAACTGATAGATTCAACAAGAACTTTGAGCGCTATCTGGAATCATGCCTGGCTCTCGGTGGGCTTGCTATGCGTCCATACGTTGACGATGACCGTGTTAGAGTATCATTCGTGCAAGCGCCGGTATTCTTGCCCTTACAATCAAATACGCAAGATGTATCGAGTGCTGCTATTGTCACTAAAACACTTAAGACGGAAGGTCAGAAAGTAAAATACTACAGTCTTATTGAGTTTCACGAGTGGACTAAGGATGGCTATACAATAACTAATGAGCTATATGAGTCAGAATCAAAGACACGTATCGGTCAGCGTGTGCCGTTGACTGTACTCTACGAGGATTTAGAAGAGACTGTAACACTCAACGGTCTTACAAGACCATTATTTACGTACCTTAAACCGCCCGGCATGAATAACAAGGACATTAACAGTCCTTTAGGCTTGTCTATTTTCGACAACGCTAAAACTACGATGGACTTTATCAATACCACTTATGATGAGTTTATGTGGGAGGTCAAAATGGGTCAGCGTAGGGTCGCAGTGCCTACTCAAATGATTAAGACTGAGTACGACGCAACTGGTGAGAAAGTAACAGTCAAGCGTGAGTTTGAAACAGGCCATAATGTTTATGAGCAGTTTGACAGCGGTGATATGGATAAGGGTATCGGTATCACTGACCTTACAACAGATATCCGCTCAGACGACTATATCAAGGCAATCAACAAAGGGCTTAGTCTGTTTGAAATGCAGTTGGGTGTGTCCGCTGGTATGTTTAGCTTCGATGGTAAGAGTATGAAGACTGCCACTGAGGTCGTATCAGAGCAATCAGACACTTACCAAATGCGGAACTCTATCGCTACTCTAGTAGAGCAATCATTGAAAGAGTTGGTTATCTCAATTCTGGAAATCGCTAAGATCTACAACCTCTACACTGGTGAAATTCCAACGATGGATGAAATCAGCGTGGATCTTGACGATGGAGTATTCACTGACCGTAACGCTGAGTTTGATTACTGGTCTAAGATGGTAGCTGCTGGTTTTGCACCTAAGACGATGGCTATTGAGAAGACCCTTAACGTGACCGAGGAACAAGCCAAAGAGCTTTATCAAGCTATCAATGATGAAACTATGGTAAGCACTGATAGTTTTAGGACTACTGACGAGGTTGATATTTACGGGGAGTGATAGGGTATGGTAAAAAAGAAACCTATCAAGTTAAATGACCAGCAATTGATGCTTGATGCTAGTCGAGTAGCTGACATCTACCACCAAATGACCATCGACCTATTCGACCAAGTGGTTGACCGAGTTAGAGAGCGTGGGACTGCTAGTCTTGAGGACAACCCTTATATCTGGCAGCTAGAAAAAATGAGTGAGATGGGCTTACTTAACAAAGACAACATCAAACTCATTGCTGAGTATTCTGGTGTTGCCGAGGAACAGCTGAGATATGTTATCGAGAATGAGGGCTACAAGGTGTACAAGGACACTAAGAGCCAATTGTTAGAGGCTTTGGGTGGTAAGGGTGATTTCATTACAAATAACCTTATCCAAACCACGTTAGCAAACTATGTTAATCAGACGACAGGGGATATCGACAATCTTATCAATACCACGCTACCTAAGAGCGTCAGAAAGGTCTATCAAGGCATTGTCGAGGAGACTGTCGCAAAGGTAATCACTGGTTTAATGAACCCAGACAAGGCTATTTCAACAACAGTGATGAAATGGGCTGAGAGGGGTTTCTATGGTTTTACTGACAAGGGCGGAAAACGTTGGAGAGCCGACGCTTACGCTAGAACGATCATTAAAACTACATCGTGGCGTGTCTATCGTGAAGCGAGGAAGGCGCCGGCTGATGAGCTGGGGATTGATACATTCTATTATTCGATGAAGCCTGCAGCCCGTGAAATGTGTGCGCCGTTACAGCACCAAATCGTAACGACTGGTCAAGCTAGAGTGGAGGAAGGCGAGAAAATCTTCGCCCTTGATGATTACGGTTACGGCAAGCCCGGAGGGTGCCAAGGCATAAACTGTGGCCATACCATGACACCGTTTATTCCAGGAGCTAATTATAAACCAGACTTACCAGACCACTTAAAAAACCTAACGTCAGAGGAAGCTATAGAGAACGCTAATGCTCAATCTAAACAGAGGGCTATTGAGCGCTCTATCAGAAAATCAAAGGAGTTGCTCCACGTTGCTAACAGGCTTGAAGATGAAGACTTGATAAACAAATACAAAGGGCAAGTGAAATCAAGGCAAGCAGCAATGAGGTCTTATTTAGCGCAACACCCATTCTTGCATCGAGATTACTCAAGAGAACGCTATTACAGCGACCCTTTGAGTGAAGCCAAAACAGAAATAAAGTTGCGTAAACGTCAAAATAAAAAACAAACCGTGTCGGATTGATGCGGTTTTTCTATTGACCTGTCGAACGTCGTAAAACTAGGCAAATTCAGTCCACTGGACGTAAAACAAAGGAGTTTTAAGCATGAGTTTAAAACGAGATATGTTGATTGAAGCAGGTATCACAGATAAAGCGGTTATCGATTCCTTAATGAATGCGTACGGTTCAGGGATTGAGAACGCCAAAGCACAAGCTAAGTCTGAGCTACAAGCTGAAAATGACAGCCTTAAGCAACAACTTGAGCAACAAAGCCAAGCGCTCAACGACTTGCAAGCCAAAGAGGGGGCAAGTGAGGAAGTTAAGCAACAATTAACTGACTTACAAGCCAAATTTGAAGCATACAAGTCTGACAGTGAAGCTAACCTTGCGAAAGTTACCAAATCAAACGCTATTCGTCTAGCTTTGAAGGATGTGGATGCTCACAATTCGGATGACCTTGCTAAATTCATCAATTTTGACGAAATCGAACTTGATGAAGCTGGTAAACCTAAACTAGACAAGGTCATTAAAGGATTGAAAGAAACAAGCCCGTATCTATTCAAGCAAGAAGAACAAGCAGCACTACCTAAAATCTTTGCTGGTGGCAATCCATCTGCTAGTCAGAATGGTCTCACTAAAGAAGATTTTAAACGCATGGGTATCAATGAGCGTCAAGAACTCTTTGATAAAGACCCAGAGCTATATCAACAACTGAAAGGATGATTTAATCTATGGTTCTTGGAACAACAACGACTGCACAAGTCATCAATCCACAGGTAATGGCTGATATGGTATCAGCTAAATTGCCTAAACTTATCAAATTCACACCACTAGCAGTGGTTGAAACAACTCTCGTAGGCCGTCCAGGGGATGAGCTTACAGTGCCACAATGGACTTACTCTGGTGATGCCACTGAAATCACTGAAGGCACTGCCATTCCAATCGACCAATTGGGCACAAAAGAAACGAAAATGAAAATCAAACAAGCTGGTAAAGCTATTGAAATTACCGACAAAGCTGCTTTGGTTGGTCACGGCAATGTCTATGGTGAAGCTACTAATCAGATTGCTTTGGCTATCGCTAATAAGGTTGACAACGACATCGTTGAGGTTGCTAAAACAGCAACACAAAACATCACTGAAGCTCCTGTTTCAGTAGCAAACATTGACAAAGCCTTGGAAATCTTCGCAGACGAAGAAGACGCTCGCTATGTGGCTCTTATCAATCCAAAGGATGCTATCAAATTGCGTGCTGACGCTGGTCAAAACTGGCTTAAAGGCTCAGAAGTTGGTGCTGATGTTGTCGTTTCTGGCACATTCGGTGAAGTGTCTGGCGTGCAAATCGTCCGCACTAAAAAGGTCGAAGAAGGAAAAGGTTTCCTTGTTAAAGTCTCATCACTTCAAACAGATACAGACGACGATGCCAAATATGGAGCATTCGTGATCAACTTGAAACGTGACGTCATGATTGAAAATGACCGTGACATCTTGAAGAAAACTACTGTTTACTCTGGTGATGAGTATTACGGTGTCTACCTTTACGACGATTCTAAAGTCGTTAAATTCGGAGGTGCTTAATGGGGATGCTAATGCGTCGTCATTATAACGGCGAGCAAGCACAAGCAGCACCCGTTAAGAATGACCAAGTAGAAGTGGACGAAACACTAGACAGCAAGACCGTTGCTGATTTGCGAGTTATCGCACAACAACGAGGTCTGACTGGCGTTTCATCACTAACAAAGGCAGAGCTTTTAGACCTCCTAAAATAGCAAAGGGGGTGGTTGAATGACATATTTAACCGAAACAGAATTTTTGAAACTTGGTTTTGAAGACGTGGAAGATTTTGAAACGCTATCAGCTAGAGCTAGTCTCATCATTGATGCCTATATCAAAAACTTCTACGACTTCACCGATTTTGATACAGACTTCGAGCCACGCAAGAAAGCTGTCAAGAAAGCGGTAGCTTATCAAATCGCTTACCTTGATTCAAGCGGCATCATGACCGCAGAGGATAAGACATCATTGGCAAGCATGACCGTAGGACGTACTCATGTAAGCTATCAGAACGGTTCTAAATCGTCTAATGGTGGTCAGAGGTACAATCTATCTCTTGACGCTCTAAACTGGCTGACATTGGCTGGTTTTGGATATAAGGCGGTGGGATATGATAGATAAACGCATGTTGGTTGATACTGTAACAATCAAAAAGCTAACGGGAGAAACGGATGTATGGGGTAAAGTAACGTATGATGAGCCCACAACCCTAAAACCCGTTAGATTTGATAGACAGTTCAATGTTAGCGGGTCAACTAACAATCGTAGCGAATCAAAGCCCAGTGTTTTATTTGTCTATCCTAAATATTGCCCAGTGGTTCTTGACGAAAGCTTTGAAAATGGCTTGATTAACGATGGCAAACGAGATTATAAGATTCGTTCCGTCATTCCAGTCTACTATCCAATACAAAACAAAGTGTTTTGCTATGAAATCGAGGTGATCTGATGGGTACTACTGTATCGGTTAAAGTTGACCTTCACGGTCTTGAAAAGAAATGCAGCCCCGAAGCTGTCAAGTGTGGGAAGGTTGCCATGATTAGCCAAATGATAGAGGATATGGAACAGTTCATCCCTCGCAGAGACGGAACCTTGAGCGGTAGCGGTACACCTATCAGTGACGGTATTAGATACCCCGGAGATTATGCTAGAGCTCAATTCTATGGCTCTAGCTATAACAAAACTAAGAGCTGGACATTCAAGAAGTACACAACTCCAGGGACTGGGAAACGCTGGGACAAGAAAGCGTCTGCTAAATATTCTAAAGAATGGGGCAAAGTTGCCTTACGAGCTATGGGGGTTAACTAATGAACGACAACGATTTTTCAGAAGTTCTCGCAAACTTCATCAACACGCTTGGCCTACCGTTGAAATGCAAACTTGATTATCTTTCGGAAGACGAAAGTCTTTCAGTCTATCCCTTGCCGGGGGGCAAAGTGGAAGACGAAGACATGGCTGGCACTCAGATTCTATCGCTACCTTACGAGATAGCCATTAAATCAAAGGATCAGCAAAAGCTAAACGCCATTCTTTGGAAGATAAACACCGAGCTTTCCAAAATCGGATTCGAGTTACCAAGTTCAAATAATTCATACACATTTTTAGCCTTGACCGTCGAGACACCGAGCTTAAACGATGCCGACGAGCAGGGCTTTTATATTTACTTGCTTGACCTACAGGCAAGACTAGAAGTAGAAAGGAGCCTTAATTAATGGCTAAATTTAAAAATGCGATTCGTAAGCATTACATTGCACCGTTCGATTCAGAACACCCAGACACTCCACCAACAGAAGATAAGTATATGTGGATCGCCAAAGGTATCAAAGAATCTGCACCAGAGAATGACGCAGAAGACGATGACGTAGCGTACTTCGACGGTGATGGAACAAAAGAAAAAGTTATCACTTCAAAATCACGTGGACGCTCATTTGAAGGGCACCGTGACTATGCTGATAAAGCTCAAAACTTTGTTGTCGATAAAGAAGATGCCGTAGCTGATGATCTCATCGTATGGTACAAGGAAGTGACACCAGACGGCAAATCTTACAAAGAAGGTCTTGCACGACTTTCTGAGATTGAAGTCGGAGATGGTGAAGCGTCAGAGCTTGAAACTATCAAATTCCAAATTAACTGGTCACGTACGCCAGAGAAACACGACATCACTGCATCACCAGTCGCAGCCGCCGCAGTATCTGGAGCTGGTTCAGAAACTTCTGGCCGTGCTGCTCGTTCTGGTGAATCATCAGAAACTACTTCACCGGGTGTCGGTGGATAATCACTAATTAAATAAAAGAAGATAAGACACTTTGAGGGTAGGGGGTAGCCCTTACCCTCTTTTTTTCGTAAAGGAGAACAAACAACATGGTAGTAATTAAAAAACGTAGCAATGTCATCCCTGTAGATTTCGGTGAATTCCAACTTAATTTCCCAGTGTCAGACGGCAATATTCAACGCATGAAGGCCGTTGGTGAGGATTTGCAAGCCAAAGGGCAAGCGTTCCAGGAAACAAGCGATGAAGAAGCTCTCGGAGCTTTGAAAGTATTGGTAGAAGATGGTTTCAATCAAGTATTCGATGATGAAGAAGCGTTCAAACAAGTCTATGCATTCGCTGGTCAGTCAACAATTAACGCTATGTTCTATCTCATTGAAGCCATCAAAGGCATTTCAGAAGAGTTTGAAAACCAAAATTCAAAAGCTGTCCTCGATAAGTATTTGAATGCTTGATTTATCACGAAAGCTAACAGACAAGTTAGTTATTGATGATAAAGAGTACGCCCTAGATTTGTCCTTTGATAACATCCTTAAGATGTTTGAAATGATGAGGGATGATGATATCCCAGAATACATCAAACCTCATTTCGCTATTCGGATGTTGATTAGTAAAAGCCTAGCTGGTACTACCAGAGAGGAAAAAGCAGAATCATTTAACAATGATTTTGAAAACTACTCGATTGAAGAAATGTCAAAGGTCTTTAAGTCAGTCTTTGAAGAACACATCAGCTTGTCAGACGTCGAGGACAATCATGTTGAGTATGACTTGGCTGGGAATCCGATGAAGACTACAGCAAGCGATGATACGAAACAAAGAGCTCCTTATGATATTCGATACGATGGTGACTATATCTATTCGTCATTTTTGCAGGCTTATGGCATTGATCTATTCGATGCACAAGGTGAATTGCACTGGCGCAAATTCAACGCCCTACTGTCTGGGCTACCAGAGGGCACGAAGTTGATGGAAGTTATCAAAATTCGTAAGTGGAAGCCACAAAAGGGCGACTCAGCAGAGTACAAAGAGGAAATGCGTAGACTTCAAAAAGATTATGCTCTCCCTAACGATGTAATCGAGAAAGAAGAGGGATATGAAGAAGAATTTTAGAAAGGAGGGATAATCTATGGCAGATGGTACAGTCACCATAAAGGCGTTGTTTGACGGAAAAGACGCTGAAAGTGGGGCTAAACGCATTAAGAGCTCGCTAGAAGGGCTTAAAGACTCAGCCGGTAAGGTTGGTTCGGTCTTTAAATCTGTTTTAGGTGCTAACTTAATCGGTGGGGCTATCATGGGCGGTATCAGTGCTCTTGGTAACGGTATGAAGTCTATGGTGGGTGAACTTAATAGCTCTACAAAAGCATGGAAGACTTTTGAAGGGAACATGCAACAGATTAACATGCCTACCGACCAGATTAAGCAAGTTAAAGGCGAGTTGCAAGACTTTGCAACCAAGACCATCTATTCAGCGTCCGACATGGCCAGCACTTACTCACAGTTAGCGGCCGTTGGAACGAAGAATACAACCGAGCTCGTTAAGGGCTTTGGTGGTCTTGCGGCAGCGGCTGAGAATCCGCAACAAGCCATGAAGACCTTGAGCCAACAAGCGACCCAAATGGCAGCTAAGCCTAAGGTTCAATGGCAAGACTTCAAGCTCATGTTAGAGCAAACGCCTGCCGGTATTGCGGCTATTGCGAAAGAAATGGGCATGAGTACCGCTGAAATGGTCCAAGCAGTCCAGGACGGCAAGATTAAGACCGAGGACTTCTTTGATGCCATTGCTAAGGTCGGGAATAACGACACGTTCAGCAAGATGGCGACAGAATTCAAGACCGTTGACCAAGCTATCGACGGTATGAAAGAATCGCTAGCTAACAAGTTGATGCCACAGTTTGAGAAACTCAATCAAATCGGCATCAAAGCAGTCGTAGGGTTAACGGATGCACTAGAGAGAGTTGATATCAACGGAATTGCCGACAAGATTGGCAGTGGGTTGTCTTCGCTTTGGAAAGGCTTCACAAACACCGGAGCTTTGGCTAATCTGGGCGCAACGTTCACCTACATTAGCAGTTCTATTCAGCAACTATTTAGCAAGATTGATGGTAGCAAGCTCATGCAGGGCATTGGCTCGGTGTTTGGTGACATTGCCAACGGCATCTCACAAGCTCTAAATATTGCCACAACGTCAGTTAGAAGCTTCATCAGCTCATTTGCTGATACCGGGGCTTTCCAATCGTTCAAAGCAGCGGTGGAAGATACTTGGAACGCTCTTAAAACCATCGGTTCATCGTTTGGCGAGGTGCTAGGTAGCTCACAAATGCAGTCAATCATTTCAGGTATTGGCTCAGCTCTTGGAACGCTTGTAAACTGGATATCTCAAGCTATTTCAGCGGTATCTAAATTTGTTAGCTCATTGCCACCGGGTGTCCTAAACGGTATCACAAGCGGTATTTTGGCAATGGTAGCAGGGTTCATGACTGCCAAGGCTGGGATTTCAGCGGTAGGTGCTGCATTGAAAGGCTTGGACTTTCTTAAAAGTCTAAATCCATTCAAAAAATTTGGAGCGGATGCAGCAGCAGGAACAGAACAAGCTGCTAACAGTGCGAGACGTTCTAAATCAACCATCACTCAGCTATTTAGTGGTATATCCAACGTTATCAAGTCGTCTGGTAATGCAATCAAAGGAATCTTGACAGCTATATTCAAAGGTATTGCTGAAACTTACAAAGGCTTTGGACAAGGGCTTAAATTCGCTTTACAAGGGCTTAAGGGGTTGAGTTCAGCTCAAATCCTCTCGTTTGCTACAGGTATTGCTATTGCGGCAGTCGGAATCGGTGCAGCGATTGCATTGATTGTAGCTTCATTCTCGCTATTAGCAAGTCATGCCAGTGGTGTTTCTCAAATTATCGGCTCTATTGGCTCAGCGTTCGGAACTGTTGTTGAATCTATTGGTAAGGCAGCAGGAACTATCGTTGAAGCGTTCGGAACTGCCTTTGCTACTGTCGTTAAGGCAGTCGGTGAAGCAGCACCGGGACTAGCTAAACTTTCACCATTGGTTGAAGCTATCGGCACTGCTCTAGGAAACGCAGCGCCATTCATTACAGCCTTCGGTAACGCTTGGACATCCATTCTAGGAACGTTGCCAGCTATTATCAGTGCATTTAGTGGCCTAGCTACTGCTCTAGGTTCTGCAATCAGTGCAGTTGCTACCGCCATCACTCCGATTGTGCAAATTATCGGAAATACTATTACAGCAGTAGCTCAGATAATTGCTAACGCTATCGTGGCAATCGCACCAGTGATCGCGAATTGCATTGTCCAAGTTGCTCAAGTAATCGGTCAATTCGGGCCACAGATTGCAATGGTTTTGCAAGTAATTGTCCAAGCCATTCAAGCAACGGCACCAGTCATTATGACATTGATTCAAGGGATTGTGACAGTTGTTCAAACTCTTGCACCAGTTATCAGTCAAGTGATTTCTGCCATCGTTACAGTCGTTCAGACTCTTGCACCTATTATCAGCCAAATCATTTCAGCAATTGTTACAGCAATCACTCAAATTGTGCCTATTATCACAGCTATTGGTGGTGTGATTAGTGCTGCGTTTAGTGGCATTGCATCGGTTGTGTCAGCAGCAGGAATGGCAATAGCTACCGCCGCTATGGGTATCGGTACGGCTATTAGTACGGCCCTAAGTGGTGTTTCTGGTGTCATTTCCGCTGCCGGTTCAGCTATCGGTGCAGCTTTGCAGGGAATCGCTAGCGTAGTCCAATCAGTCGGGACGTCAATTGGTACGGCGGCTCAAGGCATCGGAAACGGTATCAAATCAGCGTTTGAAGGTATTTCAAGCACGATTACTTCTGCCGGAAGTGCAATCAGTAGTGTATTGAACAGCTTGGCTAACGTGTTCAACTCTATCGGCACCGCAGCACAGAAAGCAGGGTCTGGATTCAATCAGCTTGCAAATGGTGTGGTTAAGATTACCAATACAAACCTCGGAGACATGGCTGCATCTCTTGCAGCAGTAGCCAAAGGGGTTGGGTCTATCGGTAATAACTCAGCGGGGCTTGCTCAAGCTGGGACTGGCATGACTAACCTTGGTAATGGTATGAGCAAGGTGTCTAGCTCAGCATCTAGCGCTGTATCTGGATTGACGTCATTCTCAAACACGATTACAAGCATTCAATCGTCATTCACTAGCTTGCAATCATTGTTGACTACGGCAGGAACAGCGTTCAGCACGTTCTCTAGTCAAGCTAGTCAATCGCTTGCTGGTTTAACGGCTATTGTAGCCCCTATCACTGCATTTAGAACACAAATCATGACACTAGCACCGGCTTTGATGGTTGCTGCTACTGGTTTAACTCAGTTCAGTACCGTTTCAATGTCATTGACTGCTAGCATGACTTCTATCAGCTCAAGCATGACTATGTTAACTACTAGCTTAACTATGCTAGCTACTCAATTAACTATGATCACTACGAGCATGACCATGATGGCCACTAGCTCAACAATGCTAGGCACTAGCTTAACTCTTGTAGGTACTCAATTCACTATGATTGGTACTTCACTAATGATGCTTAACAGTCAATTCATGATGTTCGCTACATCATTGATGCAACTGACATCACAGCTTATGATGGCAGGTTCAGCAGTTACCATGTTTGGTGCTCAACTCATGACTGCTCAGACTGGTTTCAGCATGGTTTCCATGATGGCTACCATGGTATCTAGTCAGCTTGCTATGCTTGCTAGCTCAGCCCAAATGGCTGGCGCTGGGCTTGCTATGGTAAGTGCTCAAGTCATGATGCTTGCTAGTGTATTCGCTGCCGTTGGAGCGGCGGCAATGACATTACAAGCTACAATGATGTCACTAGGTATGGCCGTTAGTGCAGGCATGATGTCAGCGGTGCAAGCTGTAACATCCGGGGCAATGCAAATGACAGCGGCTCTACGTTCTAGCGGTACGCAAATGGTTGCTAGTACGCAAGCATTCATGAATCAGATTGTTTCAGCAGTCAGAAACGGCATGAATCAAGTGGTTGCGGCTATCCGTGCCGGTGGTGCTCAAATGGTTGCAGCTATGCAAGCAAGCGGTCAGCAGTTGGTTGCAGTGACACAAGCGGCGGTCAACCAAGCAGCAGCCGCAGCAAGAGCCGGTTATGGTGCTTTCTTCTCAGCCGGTGCTTACATGGGTCAAGGTCTTGCCGCTGGTCTGATGTCAGCTCTTGGAGCAGTTACAGCGGCAGCCAATGCCTTGGTAGCACAAGCGGAAAGAGCGGCACAAGCTAAAGCCAAAATTCACTCACCATCGCACCTATTCCGTGATCAAGTTGGTTGGTATATCGGTCTTGGTATTGCTCGAGGTATCGATGAATCAGCTCCAGAGGTTGCTAATAGCTTGGACTTCATCCGTGACCAAGTCAACGGGTTTAATGTTCGAGCTAACGCAATGCTTACGGGTGCTACCTCAAATATGGCTAGCCAGCTCAAAATGGAAGTTTTGCGTGATAAAACGCCAGACGCTGCGATTTCAGCACGTCAAGAAGCGTATGCTGCACATTCAGCAGGCTTGCTTAGCGATGTGATTGACGCTCTTGGAGAGCTTAAAGACCAAGTGGCACAAGGTCAAAACATGGTGTTAGACACTGGCGCTCTAGTCGGTGGCACAGTTAATAACTTCAATAGTGCCATTGATACGATTAAAACTTTGAAAGGACGACACAGATTATGATTACTAAAATCAAAGAATATATAGCGTTTGGCGATTTTAATAGTCGTGACGCTGGTTGGTACCTACAGAAACGTGAAGCACCAACGCCAAACGAAAAAGAAATCGTGGAGTCAATTCCCTTCATGCAAGGGGTGCTTGACTTTTCTAGCATTCTAGGGGAGCGAGTATTTGAGCCTAGAGAAATTACATACGAGTTTAAGCTACCGTTTACGGAATACGAAAGCCGTAAGGTTGCGGAACGTGAGATTAAGTCACGAATGGTGACTAAAACGGAACGAAAGCTATTCGATACTCACGATAGACGCTATTACTGGATGGGGAAAATCAAGAGTATTAAAGTAGCTGACGACCCTATAAAGAAAAATTTAGTCGCTACTATCGTATTCAAATGCTATCCGTTCGCCTTCCACGAGCACGACTACTTTGATGATGTATGGGACACCTTCGATTTTGAAAATGACGACTCAACATGGACTAAATGGCAGTTGGGTTATACTAGAACAGAAAAGACAATATACTTTGTCAATTCTGGTGATACGTCTATCAGTCCAATAATCTATTGTGATGAAGATATCACGCTTACTGATTCAGAGGGTGTTATTTACAACCTCAAGCGTGGTGAAAATAGGGAGTTTGCATTGACACTTTATCAAGGAATTAATTACTTTAAAGCCAAAGGCAACGGCACAATCGCCATGCATTTCAATAATGAGGTGATGGCATGAGTGCAAGCGGTAAAATCGAAGTATTTAACATTAGCCACACGGGCTACGCTGTCAAGGTATCAAATCTCAGTAATGATACTGGTATCAAAGGGGTATTGTTCCCGACGTGGAGCAGGAAAACAAACTACTCGCCCAGTGCCGGCAAGGAGATAGATCAAGACGATATTATCTGGTACGACGGCGTAGAATGGGGCGGTAACTGGTACTGTACCGTTAACGTATCTGACCACAACAACGAGCACGGGGAGTTTCTAACGCATGTCTATGTGTCGGATAATAACGGGCAACTCGTAGGCGTTGGCGGTGAAAAAATCGTGGTCCCAGAACCACCAGCAACCAAACAAAAAGGCGGTTATGCCGTCTATTGGTGGAGTGATTTTAACTCACGCCGTTGGGATAAGCTTAATCGTACTACTACAGCACGCAAGACTGTCCATGACCCGTACAGCCCAAGAGGTGGTACGGTTATCGTTGGTGAAATCAACCAAGCACTGAACACTATTCATGAGTTTTCTTTTGCTATCCCGTTCACTCACCCTCTTTACAACAAAATGTTTCCGTTTAAATCAATCGTTGAGGTAGTGAATCTCTATGATGGTAAGGTTGAGTTTGTGGGGAGGGTTCTAACATCTACGAACGAGATGACAACGAACGGGTTTGCTCAGAAAGTGACCTGCGAGGACTTCCTTTCATTCTTGCATGATTCTGCTCAGTGGTTCCAGAAATTACCGAACCAAGGAGCAGCACCTTACTTAACTGAAATTCTAAGGGTAGCGAATGGCGAGGTTGAGGACTACAAACGCATCAATCTTGGTACCTGCACGGTTAACAGTAGGACTGATAAACCTTGGCGTTATCTCGGATATGAAAGCACTTGGGATTGTGTAAGGGAACGAATTATCAACAATATCGGTGGTTATTTGACCATCTACGAGCGAAATACCCGCTTATATGTGGACTGGACCGCCCAGATTGGAGAAACCAAAAAATCACCGCTTCAAATTGGTAAGAACATCAAGTCAGCCAGTCGAGAGCTTGATTTTGACGGTCTAGCTACTCAAATCATGCCGATTGGCGCTGATATTCAGAAGGAACATCCAGACGAGGACCAGAGCCCAGACGTGACCAGGGAACAGTTGACCATTTGGCACGTTAATAACAACCGAGCTTACTTAGAGGATAAAGAGCTGATAAAAGAGTTCGGGGTCATTCGTAAAGCTGTTATCTGGACAGAAATCGATAACCCTAGCGTACTTTTAGCCCGTGGTAAACAGTATTTGCGAAACCAAAAAATCGCACTCGCAAAATGGACAATCTCAGCAGTAGAGCGTTATCTGATTGATAGCCGTTACGATAAATTTGAAATTGGGAATAAACACCCGATTATCAATGCACCTTTGTCTGGGATTGAAACATTGCAAATCTTGGAAAAGAAAATTGATATCCTAAACCCACAGAATGTTGATCTAACTATCGGTTCACAATCCCAATCACTTTCAGCGTATCAGTTGCAGTTACAAGAAGCTGAAAACTCTATCGAACGCTTGAAACAGAACACTTCGACAGCGAACAAAGAGAAACGTTTGAAAGCTTTACGTGACCAACTCGCAGCACTTAAAAACAAACCTAGCTCAGCACCTACAGCCCCAACCGCACCAACACCGCCAAGTCCTAACGCATCAGCGGACGAGATTGCCGCTTATGATAAGCAATACGCTGATTATCTGGCAGCTAAGGCTAACTATGATAACCAGTTAGCATCGTACAACATGGACGATCAGGAGCGTGCAAGGACAATCAAGGACGTAGAGGCTGAAATTGCTAGATTGCAAAAAGAATTACAAGGAGGTAATTAAACATGCCACAAACTGAAGCGGAGGGACGTTTGAACCTCTACGATGATGTGACGCCTTTGGAAAAAACTAAGAACATCAATGTTTTAACTAAGGGTATCCGCAAAAAAACAAGAGGGGCGGATGTTCGAGAAGCTATTGCCACGGCCATCGAGGTGACCTATGCTGACGGTGCTACTAACGGTAACGCTAATATGGAAGTTATCAAAGCCAGAGGTCTTGCCAGCAACCTTGATGACCGTCTCAGCACTATCGAGAACACACTTAACGGTAAGGCAAGTGCTGATTTTGTTGAAAAGAAATTCAACAAAATCGAGTCCAACGCCCCGAAGGCAGTTCTCAGCTCGCTATCTGAAATCAGTAGCACTTATCCGAACGGTGCAAATGGTATCGTGGTGGCGAAAGATACCGGTAAATGGTACTACTACGACGAAGGAGCTCGCTCATGGAAGGAAGGGGGCGTCTATCAGTCCCGTGGGCTTGGTGGTAACGAAGTCACCGCTGATAACATCGACTTTGCCCAAGGCATTAAGCAAATGCTTACTGACCGAATCACAGGGACATTCTGGGTCGAGAACGGCGGTAAGATTATCAATGACGTAGCAGGTGGATGGAGTCGCTACTTGCCGGTTAATCTATACAAGGGCAAGACCTATTACATCGTCGGTGTCCGAGGATTCCTTACTTATGTAACATCAGCAGACGGTAGCCGCGTCATCAAGAAATTAGCTAACAACGATACAGTGGTTAGCACTGAATACACACCTACAGAAGATTCACTTCTTTATGTGTCAACACAGAATACTGACCCTAAACCCAAGGTTTTCAACGCGTCGGTTGCAGAACTGGCAGCGGCTAACGTTGACATGAACAATCTACCAGACGGCTATATTTCACTCAAGATCCCGAAATTGTCGGTTGACGTTAAAGCAACTGACCTTGATTTTGTAACGGAGATTAAGCAACTTATCGATGAAAATGCTTTCGTCCGTGGCAAGTATTACACTGGTAGCGGTCAAAGCACTGCTGATGTTGACACTTGGGGTGTTTATCCACCAATTACGTTGAAAAAAGGCGTTACCTACGGATTGAAAGATGTCAGAGGGGTGTTCACTTATTTTATTAGCGTAGATAATCGCAAATTGAAACAATTCTCAACCAATGACAGAGTTGTCAGCGAGGACTTCACGCCATCCGAGAATGGTTTTTTGCTCATAACTAGACAACTAGTAGATCAACCGTCTAAGCTCATTCAAGGCGGGCTTGCTAAAGCTGCATTGTTGAAGAATCTAGATTATGGAGCTTCTGCCCTAGAATCTAGTGTCAATTTCTTAAGCAGCGACAACAACGGCACTCGATTTGGTCAAAAGATTGACGGTATCGACTCAACACAAAAAACCACGGTCAACAACCTAGCTTATATGTCGCCTGTCGATACATGGCCTAAAACAAAAGGGTTTATCGACACCGTGGATGTCTATGTTAAGGATGCAGGAACATATAAGTTTGCTATCGGGAACATCGACCAAAACCAGTTAATTGTGTCACCTCGAACTTTCACTAAGGACCTCAGTGCCGGCTATAACCGCTTGAGTTTAAGGCACGAAAACATCGCTATTTTCTACGGCGAGCAGCTATTTTTTGAATCTAAAGACAATACTGTCTACGCTTCAAAAGGTGAGCAGAACTTGATTCAGGACGCTCAGCATACAACTAGCAATGCTGGGTACGCTGGTAAAATCATGTATCGCACTAACAACGCCATTCCTTTCACTTACACAGTGGCAGAGGAAAGTGCCAATGAGAAAGTGGAAGACTTAAAACGCACCACTGACAAGCTTGAGCCTATTGTTTCAGAGCTTGAGATTTTCAAACGCACACCGATGGTAGTCAGCCCAAACGGGACTAAGTTCCGTCTGCTAGTTGATAACAACGGTAATCTATCAACCGTTTCAAACATTCCTAAACGTGTCGCTGTTTTTGGTAACTCAATCGCAAGCCATGGATGGCTCAAGGGCATTGGTATGGCTGCCAGTTCGAAGGACAAGGACTATTTCACTCTTATTAGAAAATACATCCAGTCCAAGAATCCAGACGCCGTCGTAGAACGCGGTAACGGTGCATCGTGGGAATCAGAGCCAAACACTCGCCGTCAAACGTTCGAAAGCAAAATGATGTTAACGTTGAAACCAGACACAGATATCGTTATTTTGCAGTTCGGGGACAACCTAAACAACGACGAAAAAAGAAGAAACCTTGAAACAGATATCCCAAACCTTATCAGTTGGATTCGCAATGCTTCACCTAAAGCACTTATCTATTGGGTGGGTGTGTACTATGCTTCACAAGACTTTGTTGACCGATTGAAGCGTATCTGTGCTCCTCTTGATGTTACTTTTGTAGACATCTACAAGTTTTCTAAAGACCCTAAATATAAGTCTCATGTTGGGGCTATCATTGACTTGCCAGACGGTACTAAGTACACAGTTACCGATCCCGGAGTTGCTAGCCACCCCGGCGATTTAGGACATCAAGCTATTGCGGACGAAATTATTAAGAATTTCTTGTTTTAAAAAAATGGGGGTTAAATAATATGTCAAGGAGTGTTAAATGCACAGTAAACCAGACGGCATCTTCGGCGTGTTCGACGTAGTCAGAGACTTCTATGCACACGGCATTGATGAGCATTTATGGGTATTTCTGCTAATGATTATCATTCTCAGTGATATTATCATCGGAGTGGCCAGAGCTTGGGCCTTCCATGAATTTTCAAGCTCAAAATTTAGAAAAGGGCTAGTCGGTCATATTGCCATGTTTACGTTTGTGGCAATCTTCTACCCGTTCGCAGTCTTCATGAATTTAGGTAGTGTAATTGATACATTTATCTTTGCAATGATAGCAGCTTACGGCTCTAGCATTTTGGCTAGTCTATCAGCTTTAGGGGTGGAAATCCCTTATATTGACAAGTACGTTAAGAGAAATATCGACAAAGAAAAGTTTTTTCTTAACTCGGAAGAAGAAAAGGAGAATACAAAAAATGATTAACTTTAAACTACGTTTGCAAAACAAAACTACTCTTGTAGCTCTTATCTCAGCAGTATTTCTTATGTTGCAACAGTTTGGGCTTACAATTCCTAGCAATATCCAAGAGGGTGTAAATACCCTCGTTGTGATCTTGGTTATCCTCGGAATTGTTACCGACCCAACAACTAAGGGAGTAGCTGACAGCGAACAAGCTTTAAACTACCACGCACCTCGTGAGGACTAGCTTATGGCTAGACTCATGACTTCCATCAACCAAATTAAAGGGGGTGATGTCCTAAAATCTGGGGACACCACTTCCGTTTTTGGTTTCGAAATTCTAGGGTACGATGGAAAACGCATGGAACTGTCCGGCACTGGTAAGCTAACACTTTCCAACGACGAAACCGTGGCACTATACCAAGACATCACTGTTGAAAACGGGGCATTCTCGTTCTCAATGGGTAAGGCAGTAGCTACTGGTACTTACTACCTCGAAATTAAGCTGGATGGGCATATCTTCCCATCTAACAATTTCAAAGTGAAAGTGAAAAACTCGCTAAATGCGGACAGCGCTATTCCATCAGACAAGAGCCCTAAACTGAAACTGCTAGCTGATGAATTGCGAGAATCTGGGCTAATCACCGGTAGTGGTGGTGAAGTTACTGAAGACCTCGTTAATATCTACAATCTAGCTAAAATCTAAGAAAGGAAACATAAATGAGTAAATTACATGATTTCGCCCAAGCAGTCGGAGCGGACATCAAGGAAATCAAGGCATCTATCGCTAGCAAGACCGTTGGTGTCAGCGAGGAACGCTTGACGCAAGCCATTACGCAAGCGAAATCCGACATTATCGGTGGAGCTCCTGAAGAGCTTGACACACTCAAGGAAATCGCTGATAAAATCAACGCAGCGGGTGGTAACACTGACAGCGGTATCATCTCTAAAATGACTGAATTGGGTGCTCGTATCGACACTATTGAGCAAGAAGACATTGTAAGCGTGTATAATGCAGCGAAAGCGTGAGCGCTATGAGTAAGTTCACAGAATTTGCTCAAGCGGTGGGGGCGGACATCAAGGAGATTAAAGACAAGCAATCTTCATCGTTGACTATCAACCAAGCCTATGGATTATTTCCAACGTATAATAACTTTTTTCTACAAGTTTTAGAACAAAATAAATTTGCGGAAGATCCACTTGTAACAAAATCTCAATTACCTACAAGTGAAATTGACGCTTTAAAACAGAAGGTCGAAGAGTTGGAAAAAACTATCTTGGAGATTAAACAATCTATTCAAAAATAAGAAAGGAGCATTCCAAATGAGTGTTCAACAATCTATCGTTACAGGTTTTACTAGCCGCCGAGGGCTAGTAACATATTCAATGTTTGGTTCTCGCAATGGTTCAGACGGCACTGGAGACTGCTCTGGGATCATGTCTCAAGTTTTGAAAGAAGCAGGTATTGGCATTCAAGGGCTACCATCAACAGTAACGCTTGGTCAGCAGCTATCAAATAACGGTTTCTATCGTGTTTGCCGTAACGAATCATGGGACGCTTTGCCAGGCGATATTGTTTTGATGTCTTGGGGTGCTGACATGTCAAGCTCTGGTGGAGCCGGTGGACATGTCGGTGTCATGATTGACGATACCTACTTCATTAGTTGCGACTATTCAACACAAGGAGCGCCAGGGCAAGCTATTAACACTTATCCTTGGAATGACTACTATGGATGGAATCAACCAGCGTATATCGAAGTTTGGCGCTATTCTGACGCAGCGCCACAGACGACCAATCGAGCTAATACGGTAGTAGTGCCACAGTCCAAGGCTTACTACGAAGCCAATGAGGTCAAATACGTTAACGGCATTTGGCAAATCAAATGTGACTATTTGGCTCCGGTTGGTTTTGACTGGACAGAAAACGGCATCCCGGTTTCAATGGTTAACTGGGTAGATGCCGACGGGCACGACTTGTCAGACGGTGCAGACCAAGATTTCAAAGCTGGCATGTTCTTTAGCTTCGCTGGTGATGAAGCTAACATCACTGACATGCAAGATGGCGGCTACTACGGTGGGTATTATTACCGACATTTCGAGTTTGGCCAATTTGGTACGGTTTGGCTCTCATGTTGGGATAAGGATGATCTCGTTAACTACTACGAATAACTAAACCAGACCACGAAAACTAAAAAACGAAAAGGAGTATATCACCTCCCCTCACGCCACAATAGGGACATCATGGTGGTAGTGGTCGAAGCCTCAGCGTTGTGCTGGGGCTTTTTTATTTGGTATAATATATCTAGGAAAGTGCCAGTAACTCTACGGGGTCTGGTGCGTTTTTTTATTTTTTGTGTTATAATGAATATCCATCATAGGCAAAGAGCTACGAGGTTGACTCATAGCTCTTTTTTATATTTGCTATTCTCTACGATAAGTGCTACGATAGTTATCGGAATACTTTGGCGTCTTTCGATGAAAATTCTCGAACTGCCCCCGGCTTTTAGTCGGGTTTTTTATTTTGCAAAAAAATAAAAACATTTTTGATAAAAGCGTTGACAATATATAGTACATGTACTATAATATATATAGAAAGTAAGAGAGGGAGACAAAAAAGAAGTCTCAAGGTAAAGAAAAATGGCATTAACTCAAGAACAAATTAACAAACTCGTCAATGAATACAAGAAATTTTACGACGGCGACGAAGAAGTCACCGAAGAAAAAGTCCTTAACGACTTGCAAGAGTACGTGAAAGACTTTACAGAATACGAAGATTTCGAAGACGTTCCTTTTGAAGAATTAATCGACTTCATAGGGTAATCAAAAGAGGTAGCACAATGGACGCACAATCAAAAGCAATCAAGAAATGGAATGAGAATAATCGAGAACATCGCAATTATTTGTCCAAGCGCTCATCAGCACGTAGTTTCATCAGAAAACACGCTACGATGGATGATTTGAACGAATTAGAAGAACTTATCAAAGAGAAGAAAGAGGTATCTAAAATGATTACTGAAAAACAATTACAAAAAGCATTGGAAGATAACTTTGAAAACTTCAAGGACGATATGACTTTTGAAGAATATGCGGACATGCTTGATTTTTGGGTAGATAAAGACGGAGACATCCTTGTCGAAGAGCGTGGGATGGAGCCAGTTGATGGCGTTAAAAAGGTCGGGCACGTCGATAACGGAGAGGTGTATGTTTATTAACTCGATTATGTCAACCTTTTTAAAAGACTAGGGTTATCCTAGCCTTTTTGTGTCTCATAGATATAACATTAGACATTTAACTCAAATAGAGGTACACTATAGATGTACTTTTGGACGATTACGTGCAGAATGTTTTTGTTTTTTTCTATTGTCGCTTGGTAGCCTTTGCTGCCAAGTCTTTTTTATGCCAAAATCAAGAATTTTAGTATCCTTGATTGAAAT